CTTGGCATAATCTACTAACGGCAGGAATAAAGTATGATATCCACGTTGATAAACTTCAGCGTTTGGTAAGTTGGCACCGTAACGCAACCATATGGCATTGCGGTAACTTCCAAAGCCGTACTCATCGTTCATCATGGTACACACAATTTTGCCACCACCCGACACAGCTTTGATTACCCTGCCAGCAGTATCTGTACAAGCATCAGCTATCTTACCACCTGTTTTGACAATACCGTTTTCAATTTGATAACCAGCATCAACAAATGTTTTTACAGCTTCTGCGGCTTTGATACCTGTGAGATTCTCTAATTGAGATTGTGCCTGCATAGACAAGGATACCGCAGTATTGTATACCTGCTGGCGACTATCGTAGATATATTTGCTTGTTCGGTAAGCCTGTAAGCCCTCGTCTATTAGTTCTTTGAAATCAACGCTAACGCTAACATCAGCGTCTAGGCCCACAACCGCGGCCGCTTCTCCGGCAACACCTATAGTGACCTTGCCGTCGTTGTAAGTGGCCTGGCCTCCTCCGCCAGCCTCAAAATGATCATCACCATAAGTTAAACCGGCTTCTGCATGACCCTCCGCCGGGCCGTATTGTAATGTAACACTACCTTCTACTCCCACACAACTGCCGATGGCCACACTACCCTCTACCTGGGCACCGTTTTCGCCAATTTCAATGATCATCTCGGCCTTGGAGCCTGACTCGGTATACACGCAACCGTCAGCAGCTACCGCGGTGTCTGGTCCGTAAGGATTTTTAACGTGTGCATCTACTCCCGCCCCAGATTCGGCTCGCACTATGTAACAAGCGCCAGCTGTGACATAAGCATTGTTGCCTGTAGTGCCAGCACCCGCATAGGCTTCTTCAGTAACTGACAAGTCTACCCAGGCGCGCATTCCACAACCAACATATTCATTTCCTACTTCTGCTGTGGTTTCGGCGCCCACGCTGTATGATTGTCCAACATAGACTGAAGCACCAGTTCTAGTGACTTCGGCACTGGCTGATTGATTGTATGTGGCATAGGCAGACACTTCGTAGCTGGCGCTAAATCCGCCCCCGGATACTGAATCTGATTTTGATACAGTTACCCCGCCGCCGTTATTGTAGGCCACTACCTGTTTATTGTCTGTAGGATCCTTGGCTCGTTCTGTAGTAGGCAAGAATCTAGCACCGTGTACCGAGTATAACGCTCGTATCTGTGATAGTGTCAACACTGAGCTGTATGCTCTGATCTGTGCCAAGTTGCCTTGGAAGTTTTCACTGGCTCCGGCGTTGTAAGCAATGCCCAATGCTGTATTGATTCTGGCACCTTTTGGAAAATTGTTATGTGTGGCGTCTAATGCGCCATCCACAAAAATCTGTGCTTGTCCTGTGACAATATTACGGGTAACGGCCAATTGATGCCATTTACCATCATTGTAAGATTTAGTAGATACAAATGTGGTATCAGGCTGACCCATACCAAACACAATGCGTCCCTGTGCCATGCCAATACCCATGTCAGCAACATCGCCTCCTAGTTCACCGCCCACTATCATGGGAGACTGATACCACGGAGCATTTGGGTTACCACGAGTAGAAGTTGTGTTGAACCATATGATCCATGTCATGTCATTGACCACTGGCATACCTATATTGGCACGTCGGACATCGCCATCAAAAGAGAAATAGCCACTAACATCGGTGTTATATCCCTGAGACCCGTGTGTCAAAGTAGCATTGAATCTATTATTACTGTCAGTCCATGTATTACCTGAAGTATAGTTAGACGCATCTAGATTCATTACAAGATTTTTGGATGACGCAGAATTATAGCCACCTGCGTTCGAAGTCCTAACTGAAATACTACGCACTGGCACTTGTTTCCATCTTGCCTTATCCATATCAGCTTTGGCAGCAAGCATATCTTTCTGTGTAGAATCGGCACTGGCCTTGGCTGAATCAGCAGATGCCTTAGCGGCAATAAGATCTTTTATGTTGCCTTCGATAACCATACAGGCTGCTTTGGCAAGTTTGTTGTTTTTGCCTTGGAGACGAACAGGTCTTCGGCCAGCCCGGACAAATACTGTGCTGTTGTATTCTTTTCGCTGTCCGCTTATGTCAGCCAGTGGTTGATTGTCTACCCAGGCCTTTCCTGAATCATCGACTGCTCCTCTAAAGTTGTAGTAAGCATCGACTGGGAAGTCAACCATCCAAGTCCAATCAAAAAAATCTGTATTGCCAATCCAGCTACAGTTGTCATTTAACAATTGACAATAGTTGTCTTGTTTTGGTTGATTGTTTAGGGGAACTTGTACGCCTTGATAATCAACTGTGGCAGACCTCATGTTCCATATACGCATCAACTGTGTGTCATCATCAATGATCATGGCACAGGATTTGTCACCGCCTGTGTCTACACCGCGACAACGTATGGAGTGATTGCCGCCACCGATCCACATTACCTGACTGGTCATTTGGCTATAAGGGCCGCTCTTGGGAAGGTCAACTCCGTCAATGCTAAAGATTGCATAGTTGTCAGCGGCATACTTGAAGTTGTAATAGCCATCGGCTGGAAAATACACATTAGTTGTGACATCAATATTTTTGCCATCAGTGCGCCATACACCATTGTCACGTAACCACTGACTGTAGCCGCTGTTTTGATCGCCTTGCCGCCAAGACATCAAGTTGGTATTTTTTAAGTTAAAAAGCTGATTTATTGCCATGTTATTTTTCTCTTATTTAAATGGTCTATTTGATACCGCGTTGGCAGATTTTGGCGTGATGCCATGTCCTGAATGCGCCGTGGTTTTACCTAAAGCCTGGATATAGTTGACCCGACCCCTAAAGCATCCAATCGAATAGGGAAACTCACTGTTTAAATGATAGTGATAGATCTCACGAGGCATGCCATCCCACATGACTTTGCCCACGTGCCCGTGACACTCATCTAACTGTTTATTAGTAACTTCCTTGCTATCATCACCCCTGGGTCCGTAGATACCAAAACCGTCTAGAGCATAGCCAAACAAAGGTGAGTGACCTTCAGTACCTTGATCAGGGAAGCACTTCCAGCTGTAGCCGTGTATGTGATACTGTTGACTGTAGGGATGCCCCCAGCATTGATCTAATGGTAGTATTGAGATCGGATTGTACCAATTGGAAGATGAGGCATTTGCCAGTTCAATATGCCATACTGTACCGGTGAGAGCAACACCAGTAACTAGAGAATTGATTGGATTGGGAGTCTTGCTATACTGAGGATTTTTTGGAACTTGAATTTCAAGATGATAAGGACTGACTCCAATAGCTGCCGCACTGGAATAGTCTGATCCCGGAATACCAGTGCGTGGATCATGTCCACCTGGGGCCGCGCTATAATAGGTGTATGCGGGAGTTCCAGCTTGTACTGGGAACTCGCCCATTGGAGTAGATGGTAAGCCATTACCGTTAAAGTAGCGATAATGTTTGTCTGTCGTTACAGCAAACACACTACCATCTGGATCGATGTCTTTAGCATATACAGTCCCACTTACGTAGGGCATCTTTCCAGTTACAATCGTGTTGTTACTTTGATCAACCCATGATGCTGTACTACTCTGCAATACAGTATCTTTGCCAACTACTAATTTAAAGAGTGATCCTAAATAAAGTCCGCCTTGTTGTGCTTTGTACGGGCTAAGATTGGCTGTACTATTTCCTAACGTATCAGGTGCGGCGGCCTGGGCAAGTGTCGCCACTAGCACCAGTGCTGTGATGACTATGCGTTTAATTTTCATATTTTCTCCTCTGTCTTTGACTTGCTTAATGCACTTCCTGTTAGTAGCGCACCAAATGCTAGATGAAATACTCCTGCCCCCTGCAGTGTAAAGGGAGAATAATCTCGGGATATCACCTGTAATAGTTGTAGCTGTATCGCAGGATCAAATGTTCTAAGTTCTGTGGCAATAAATTCCTTTAATCCGGCACCTTTGGCCGCAGTGATGGCCACAGGCATGACTACGAAGTCTACAAGACATATAATTGAGTAGACTACAGCCAGGACTGTTTTCCAACCTTCGTCACGTTGCATCCAGATGAAGAAGCGTTTCATGTTAGAAACTCTATTGTTATTTTCCTAAACACGTCGTCCCAGTTTATCATAGTTTGCAACTTTCGCATGACTCTTCGTCGTCAAAATCATCTACTGGTAACGCAGCAACTTCGTCACTTTTATCAGACTTACTACCTTGCTTATCAATAAGGCTATAATAAAAAGTTTTTCCGCCCCATTTATGGAACAACATTAAATTCTTAGCAATCAATGTCGACGGTACCTTTCTATCTGGAAAATGCTTTGGTGAATAAAATGTATTAGTACTCATGCTTTGATCAACATACACTTGAATAACCGCAGCCGTCTTTAGATATCCGACACAATCTTTTTGATCCCACATTAGCTGATACTTATTTTTAAGTTTATGGTATTCAGGCACTACTTGAATCAAACTACCAGCCTTTGATTCTTTAACTGTGATTAAACTCATAGGCATTTCAATACCGTTAGTTGAGTTAATAGCGACTGAACTCGATTCTACAGGTGCTATAGCCATCAATGTAGCGTTACGAACACCATACTGTTTCATGTTAGTGCGTAATGTTTCCCAATCTAATTCAGGTGTAAAATCTGCTAATTCATTAACACCTTCTGCCCTCAGTTCCCAAGGAAATACGCCTTGGCCATATCGTGTTTGATCGCTGTGTAGACATTTACCACGTTCTTTAGCCAATTCAACTGTGGCTTCAGTTAGATAGTAGGATTGATATTCCATCCAAGTCTTAACTTCTGCTAAGGCATCAACTTCGCCGTATTTAAGACCGCGTTTAGCATGCCAGTATGCAAGATTAGTTACTCCAATACCTAACGGACAAATTTCATCGTTGCTTAGTTTAGATTGAATTGAGAGAAAATCTTGGTATTCGAGGATATTACACAAACTGCGATGTAAGATACGACAAGCTCTACGCATATCGTCGGGGTGCCTGAATGCTCCCCAGTTGATACTTCCGAGGGTACATAAAGAAATTCTTCCCGCAGAGTCATCTAACCTCTTAAACGGTACGGTAGGTAAAAGAATTTCTTGGCAAAGATTACTTTGATAGATTGTATGAAAAGCGGGGTCAAATGGACCTTGACTCTGTACATTGTCTATAAAAACTAGATAGATTCTGCCGGTGTCTGTACGTTCTTTAAGTACGCCACCTTTGAACACATCCTCGGCATTCATTGTCTTTGTACGTAAGCCAGGTGTATTTTCATATTTTATATAAAGCTCTTCAAACAACGCTGTGTTCTGATAAAAGGCTTCGTATAAGTCAGGCACTTCATTGGGATCAAAGAATGTAATATTTTCTCGATTTTTAAAACGACGCCAAAAGAAGGCATTTAAGACTACGCTGTAATCCATATGACGTACTCGAGTTTCTTCAGTGCCTTGATTATTTTTAAGTACGATCAAATCATCAAATTGATAATGCCAAATTGGGTATGTAATCGTACAGGACGAATTACGAATGCCGCCTTGGGAACAGCTACGTAGATCGCCAAACCATTTTTTAAGAAATGGTATCAATCCAGTGTGCATGATTTCACCGCCACGAATAGGTGAGCCCAGTGGTCGCAATCTACCTATCTCTAAGCCTATGCCCGCTCGTTTGGCGGCATATTTGGCCATCATCTCACCGCTAGCAAAAATACTATCCAAGTCATCGTCAGCGCGAATAAGCACACAACTGCTAAATTGCTTAGTAGGAGTTCCCAGGCCAGCCAGCACAGGGGTAGCAAGAGTAAACAGGCCGTCGCTAGCGGCAGTATAATACTCTTTAATATATCGCATCCTTGCTTGGTTTGGTTCTTCTCTGTGAAAGACGGTGGCTGCTGCCACCATGTAACGAACTTGGGGAGTCTCATAAATTTCCTTTGTGGCACGATTGCGTACCAAATATTTTTCAATCAGTTGTTCAATAGCTGCGTATGAATACTGCTCATCTTTTTCATGATCTAGCATACTGTCCATACGGTCCCAGTCTTCTTCGGTATACCACTCTAATAGTTCAGAAGTGTATAAGCCGGTTGCCACGTTCTTTTTGACGATGTCGTATAAACGTGGCGGGGTAAAGCTGCCGTAAACATCTTTTCTCAACATACTTAGACGTTGCTTGCCTGCGACATATTGATAGTTAGTGTGTCCAGTATCAGGATTTAATTCTACATTGATTAAATCCACTATAGCTCTTAATGTGATACCATCAATTTCTTTTGTGGTGATGCCATCATAAAAGTGTAGCTGTGTGCGGATTTCAATCATCGACTGACTTACATCAGCAATACCCTGACAGATTTTCGCTACCTGTGCTTGCCATTTTTCAATAGTTAGTGGTTCACATGCCCCACTACGTTTTACTACGGTAATAGTCATTGCTTTCTCATTTTGTTATCGTACTACTGAAACAGTTGATTCGCTTGCTCTTGGGTAAATCTCTTTTTGATGCCAGTGGGCAGTGGTGTATTTACTGTCATGTCAACGTCCCAATTAAGTATATATTTTCCTTGATTGACTAGGACTAAATTATAGCCTTCCTCCGTCAAAACCAGCTGGGAAGACGTCAAATCTTTATGGTCAATCATACTTATAGTATATAGCATCCCCAGGCCACGAGCAAGTTCACAATAGATATTGTCGTTTAATAATTGCCAAGGATCAGGCCATGCTAGTTGATCATCCCAGTGCAGATGATAATTACGCCAAGGCGCAGCGAACCACCAAGAGTTTATCATCTGCATAGCCTCATCGGCTGTAGCAGACTGGCATTTAGCACGAAGCTCTGCCCAAGCTGCTAGCCTTTTGTCAAAATCTCTAGGCCACATTATTTGAGATAACTGATGGAATAACTCATCAAAATATTATGCCCCGCTGTGGGAATCGTATAATACTGAATAGTTATCGTTGTTCCTGTTTGGGTCGCGGTTAATGCTCCATAACCACTTTTACCATCTATAGGCCAATTGGCGTTGGCAGTATAATCATCCATACTACTGATGCCGCCACCTTGTAGGCTAGAAACCCAATATGAACCAGTGCGATAACCGGTATTTCCTATCTGCGTCATCGCATAGTCAATTTTAAAAGTTAGGGCAGTGGCAGCGGTATTAATAGTAAATGCTGTACCAGGGTTTGAATTATCAACTAATGTAGCTTGTAATCCAGACTGCACAGTCTTTGAACCCAGTTGTATCTGCGAGCCATTGGTAACAGCAATACTGACTGTATCGTTTATATTAATTCTGGGGTACGTGATAGAATTGGTGTCAGAACGTTGAAACATATCACCAATACTGACATTATTGTTAGAATTAAATACGATGATTGATGTGGCAGGGTTGGCGGCTCCTAGATAAGCATCACCTACATCATAAAACATATTGTAGCCGCTGGCATTGAGACTTATCGCACCAAATATAATTCCTTCGGCGTATATGTTATCAAATACATTATTAGTAACGCGAGTTCCTGTCGGCCCACCGTTTACCGTGGTACCTTGACCTAGCACCACACCTTGATAAAGTGTGTTGAACTTTGAATTAGTAACCACTACACCTTTAGTCTGTTGCCCGGTGTTGATACCCCATACTGTTCCAGTAAATCTACATCCATCGTATAAAATATTAGCAGTGACTAAGCTGCTGGTACTACCAAAATTGACTCCGGCTGTGGCTGCCGCGGCCGATGTTAATGATGCTGTTGTGCCTGGCCCAATAAAACTTACACCTTTAAATTCGCAATCTGTTGCCGATTGAACTAGGAATATATTTTTAGTGGCGTCTAAACTGGCAAATGCCATATTAGCGATGGTAATACTAGTGGGGGGCGTTGCTCCGTTGTTTCCGATATTAATAGTGGTCTGTTGTAAACTATCAGCCGTCTGCGCGACATATGATCCTATGCCACCTGACAATTTCATTTGTATAATTGAACTCTCTGGACCTTCGCCATATAACATAGCATATGGAGGAATATCGACTGTGCTGCTGACCACATAAACTCCGGCTGGGAAGAACAATCCTCTACGTATTTGGGGATTTGATTCGCGACAGTATAATTGATATAGAGCGCGATTAATTGCTGCGGTATCGTCGGTTAATCCATCACCTGTGGCTCCAAAATCTTTAACAGATGCCCATTGATCTAGCCAAAGCTGGAGACTAGTTGTAATGGGAGTCCCGGGTGTTGGGCCTGTTTGTACTATATATCCAGCGGCCGTGCCCTGATACGTGTAACTAGCCGCTAAATTTAAGATGTTAGAAAATTCAGTGAGTATCTCTGTATTACCTATTACCGGGGCACCTTGTTCTAATGTTCCATTACCAATGTATAACTGACGTGTATCAGTACTCCACCCGAGCTCCGCTCCGGCTAATTGTGGTAAATCTATGTTTAACCCAATACGATTGGTGATTTGACTAATCTGAACTATGGCCACTTGTTATTCCTCGTTATCTATCTACTATTTAGCTTTAAAATTTAGATAGTATAGCTCTAAGCGGTGCCACCACAGATTAACATACTTGTCGTATTCGTCGCCTTCTAATACGAATTCTTGATATTTAGGTTCAGTAAGCACGTTTCCCATGATATCTACTTCTGGTTTAACGCACATTAATATCACACCTTTGCGTATTTTTGTTCCATACACTTCATTGTGGCATAACCCATAGGCCACTAGCTGTAGGAAATAATCATCAATCCATTCGCGCTTTTTTTCTTTGTTTGTTTGCTTATAGTCTAGAATACTCTCTTCGCCTAAATGTATGCCACACCCATCTGTAGTACCAGCATATAACTTAGGAAAAAAAAGTGGGATCTCAACACCCCAGAATTCATTGACATTTTTTAAGCCGTCTCTAATGACTACTTCGGCCATGGCGTGACTCGCCCAACCATAGGGATTAGTGCCACGCTCTTTTACTTCACCTGTTTTAACATAGTGCTCTAAATATCCATGCATCCGCGTACCACGATTGGCAGCCTCTGTGGTGATTTTTTGAGCATTTTCTACTCCAACCCGCTTGCGCCATTCATTTAAGGCTTGCTTTTTTTCTTCAGGTTTAGTAGCGTCTAAAATAGTGGTTACACTGGGAACTCTTTCCCCATCTGGGGTTAGATATAACCTGGCACCTTCTTGACTAGTTCTCGATAATTGATGATATTCAAATTTAGGATTATACATATGCTAGTATAATAGCATATGCTAGCAAGTTTGTCAACTAGTAATTAGGCACTAATACCATCTGATATTGCCCAACTTGCGGATTATATAGTTGTTGCCAGTGATAGCCCATTGGCGGTTGCTGAATTATAACCGCAGGAGGTTGAGTATAAACAACGGGCGGCTGGTCAACGATTACCGTACGTGGTTGAGATAGTTCGTAACCAATCAACCCACCAATTACCGCAGGAGCTACCCAATCAAAATTAGATCTACGGCAGCAATCACGATCACGATAACCTTCATGTGCTTGAGCATCGGGGCTAGCTGCAAATAGCATACTCATAGTTAAAATCGAAGCAAATACTGTAGTAATGATAAGTTTATCTTTCATGATGGTCTCCGTATGCATATAATAACGTTTCAAGTTACTATTCAATATACACATTGTACAGGATTTTAACCAAATAGTCAACCGTTTGAGTTATTTGTTTAGGCCGCGTCGCATTGCGGATTTAGCATTTTGATTGACTATTTTTTCTGCTTGATCTACATTCATACCCGGAGTTACGTCAGTATTGCCTTTGAATTTTATAATGTTAGTATTAGGTTCATACGGTTCTAATACATCAGATAGTGGGGGCTGCGCAATAAGCTCGCCTATGTCATCGGCAGTAACAGCCACACCCAAACTCTGTGCTAGCTTAATAAAAGTTGCGGTTGATATTTGTTTCTTAGCATCAGTATCTTCGGCTCGTCCGGCCAAAAATGTAGACAATGCTGTAAGTTTGCCAGTGTCGACCCCGGTGTTTTCTACTTCAAATATAAGCATTGTTAGCGTTTTGCGCGACCAAGCTCAGGGCTACCAGTCTCTGGTTCTGGCATTTCTTCTGGGGGCATTTCTTCACCACCCATACCCATCTCACCACCCATACCCATGTCAGGCTGCGCGCCAATATCACCTAAGCCAGGAATAGCAGGTGCTGCTTGTCCAGTTAAAATACCCTTTGCTTGATCCATTTGCTGTTTAGTGGCTTGTAAATTTTGTACTAGGTTGCCTAACGCAGCGGTGGCACCAGTGTTAAACTGTCCGGCTTGTTCAATGCCCAATTGATTTTCAATTTGATCTACTAAGGCTGGCAAATCTTTGAACTGCATGCTGGTAATTTGTTCTATCATCTTTTGTATTTCATCAACCATGTCTTGAGCAGCCAATACTACTTGAGCTTGTTGTACTTCACTTTCGCGTAGTACACGATAAAGTTGATGTCTTAACTGTCGACTTTCTGTTTGTAACGCAGCATTGGCTACCATTTGTTGATCTTGTTGACTAAGTTGTTGCCCTTGTGTGGCTTTCTGCATAGCTATCTTTAACTGAGGATCACTTATATTATTAATTTGTGCTAGACGTTTGGCTTTTTCAGCTGCTTGACCGGCTGCCACTGTTGGGTTTGGCTGTGCCATATTTGCCTGTTGATTTTGTACATTTTGTTGAGCACCTGCGGCGGCACCAACAGGTACCGTTGAAGTCTCTTTGACTTTTGCGGCTAAAACTTTTTCCATCATCATTAACTTGAGATAAGTTGGGTTTTGCTCGCTGACGTGGAAAGCAGGGGTTTGACGATGTTCGATGATTAAACCACGCACTTTATTCAGCATTAAGTGGGCTTGGCGACCAGAGATCACATCAACATTAATTTTATCACCAAAATAACTTTCAAATACCTTGGCGGCTTGTTTTGATGGATTGGCTGTTGCTAGTTCGAACAATTTCATTGTTAATTCCTCGTTGTTGACAGTATTTAGCCCAATCAACACATTTATCTAATTGAGTTTCTAACTGCTTTTTATGAATAATTTTAGTTTCTAATTTTGTTTCTACCATTTCACGAAACTTAACATCTTTACTGGTGTCTGCTAGATTAGCTCGAGTTTTAATGTCATCAATCAATGACGTTAATTTAGTATCCATTGTTAATATATCATGAGCTAGTCTATGATTATTATATTTAGTAGCAATGCACCAACTCAAGGCAGTTCTTGTACCGGTAAAAACTCCTATTTCCTTACCTTGATATAACACACGACAAGCGGGCTTGCCTTTGATAATCTGATATCGATCAAATACTTCATAAACACCGGCAGAGCTTTGCCATATAATATCACTTATTTGACTTCCTAGCTCTAATCGAAATAACTGTTCTATTCTTGCGGCGTCTTTCATTTAATCACATAGTGCAAAATCAAATACGCAATGGTGCTGACTAACACTCCCATAACTGTGGTTGCCCAACCAATCAATTGATCATTGCGTTTTTCTGACATTTTTTCCAACAACCCGTGGACTTTTTCAACGGTTTCAGACAATCCAGCTATTCTATTATCCACATTAAATAATCTTGTATCTAACGCATTATAGCGTTCAGCACATAGTTCAACATGCGCCTCTAAACTCTTCTTCTCAATTTCTGTTGCCTCAACCATGATAGTCTCCACTGTTAGTATTATTTATGGCAAACAGTCAAACCATATGTTTTGATCTTCGCCATCTACCAAAAGTACCGGAGTAAGATTAGTTTTATTTTCCAATCCCAGCAACATAGGAACCCCTGCCGCATCTATTAATAATAGTTGTACTGGATTATCTTGTGGACCAAATACATCTGGGGTTTCGACGGCAAATTCAAAACTCCATACATCAAGTTTTTTTTTGGGATTTTCCAACTGAAAAATCTGTGTTCGCATACTGAGTAACTGTGTCAATGTTTCCCAATTCCTCTGTTGGTTTCTCGCACGATTCCACGCTGCTTCGCTGGCAATATGCTGCCCAGCGCGATCATAAAATGGAATACGCGATGATTTAAAGTGGCCCGTGACACCAGTGGCAGTGATATCGAAGAAAGTTCTGCACAAAAATCTCACTTAGCTTTTGCTCAATTTATATAAGATTATGGCCTGTTCTAAAATGTCGTTGATAGCAGAGTTAGTTTTTGCCGCTAGTCTTATCTCGTGCCATAATTGATCTTCTTGTATTTGGCTTCTTATACTTTTTACCTGTGAACTTTCGCTGTATAATTGCCGCATAGCACTGCCAGACTCTCTCACGTAGACTGTTTCGCCACCGTCTGGACTTTCATATATTATTGCTTCGGTAATTTTGTTAGCTGTCATTATCTATGTATTTAATGTCACAAACTTAACACAAGATATTATAGTCAACAAAAAACCCACCTAAGTGGGCTTTTGCTTTTAACATTAATGCTAAAATTAACTTGCGCTTGTTGCTGTTGAAGCTAAACGGAAGCCAACGTTTGTAACTGTAGCTGCTGCTACGTTGCAGTATGTGTTAGCTGAACTGTTATAAATGTTGCCTAAACCTTGAATAGCAGCTTGCAATGTTGATGCTGTGTAAGCGCCTGTGGGGTATACAGCAACACTCATATCAACTGTGTTGTTAGTGTTGTCTACCTGATAAATCGCTACAGTAGCAGTTTGCTGGATCTGTTGTAAGATCTGTTGAACTGCGCCGTTAACACCAGCTTGATTAAAAGCTGAGTTACCTAAACCAATACCAAAAAAGTCTAACTTAGGACCTTGAAGGTTAACTGGTGTGCCTGCTGGACTATATGCTGTGTTGGCTGATAACTGTGGGCCGTTAAGCGTGTCGGTTGCGAATACTGGTTGTGTACCGCCGTTTACTAATGGAATTGATGCCATGTTATTTCTCCTTAAATGTATGAATCTTTCGATTCTGCATTTATTTAGCTAAAGGGAGAAAAATCTTGAGTTTGGGGTTACTTACGTACTTGATTGCGACGTTGATTGGCACGGCTAAATCCAAATCTATTAACAAATTTAACAGTACCACCAGGTATAGCTACTACCCAGCCTTCTTGCCCAGGATGCTGTTGATCTAGTTGATGCAATAAATCAGTTTTAATGTCGTGTAATAGTACAAACGCTGAAAACGCCGCGCTAATTCCGTCGCCGTTACTACCGGGACTTTGTAGATATTCTACAATATTTTTATATTTTTTAGGAGTTACTTTAGTGTTTAGCCAATTCATAAACCCTGGCAATAGTTGGCCTGCAGAGAACTCTGTTATTGTCTCATCCTTGACCAAACTGTTTATATAATCAACACAGAGTTTAGGGAGATCTGTGATCTGCAGTGCTCTAAGTTCAACCGGATTAAACAAGGTATTAATATCTTCCCCATGCTTGGCTACTAGAGCTTTAAGTTGTTTAACTTTAGGACTACCTGCTGTGGTCTCCGATCCCGCGGGCTGTACATTTTCTGTAGGACGAATAGGTTCTATCAATAATAACCCCGGCACTGGGTTTAGCTTTACTCGACCTAATGCTTGTTTTGGCGCGCCGGGCTCAGCGTACTGTGTATGTATTGCGATGCCAACATCACTGGCGCCAATTTGTTGACCTAAAGGACTGGCAGAGGGTATAGCATATTCAACTGTATTAGGCTTAAACACATACGCACCTGCTACTTCCGGCGGGGTCGATGAATAAAGTAAATCACCTTGAATATATCCTTTGAATTTTTCCGGAGTAGCTGCTTCTAACATAGGCCATAACTTATTGTAAATTGGAAATAAGTTTGCTACACGATTGGCAGCATTGCCTTTAGCTGCCGCCTCGGCATCACGTTTGGCCATGAGATCTTTAATTTGACCAGGGCTGGTAAATAATCCGTTATAGCCTACAGCAGTGAATCCTGCGGTATCTGTCAATACAAATGTGCCATCCGATTGTCTACCAAATACTAAAGCAGGCATTCCATCAAATTTTACTGATACAGATTTTCTAGTATTATCTTTTAAATGCTCGATTACTGCCAGAGCATCTTTAATGCCAGCTGTGCCACGTCTAAATACTAGATCTTCGATGTGCTCTATACCTTTGGCTTGACCACCTTGCACTTGCGGTTCTTCAGCTTCGACTAATTTACGCATACCTTGATTGACAATGCGATCACGTAGTCTTGCTAAAAAGTTTACGTCACTTTCGCCGCGTGATTCATTAAACGCGATGCCATTTTTAGCAAAATAATCTTTAGCGTCTTTTAATTTTTCATCTCGCTTAGGATCACCTTGCAATGCTTGAAGCATAGTTTCTACACTATAAAGGGCATCACGGTCAGCACGTTTGTTTAACATTATTCTAGCTATTTCGTCAGGATCGCGTGATACTATTTGATTAGTAGCACGATCTACCAGCCCTTTGCGAGTGATGATTTTATACCCCGATGCCTTAGCTATACTATTCAACATTATATGTCTATCAACTGCTGAATATTCACTGTTAACCGGCGAAGTAATGAAAAATTGCCCTACTTCAAGATCATCCATGAACATAAAGTCTGTTTGAACATAGCCATTTTTAGGATTGCCTGCTATAGGAGTTTTGAAATGTACTTGATCCGCACCTTTCTTAACGTAGTCTTGTGGCTTTAAGTTATGGCTAGTACACCATTGAGATAATTCTGCCATTAGTTGCTCTGGTGAGATTTCCTGCGAACTAACTTGTAAATCTAAATCCCCCGAAGATGACTTTTTTCCAGTTGATCCTAGCCATCTTTCAGGATAACCCTTGACGTCATTTTCTCCTCTAAGATCAAGATTAGTTAACTGTTCAAGCCAATCTACTGTAACAGGAATGTCAGTCTGATTAATCCTTTGGGTAAGAGCTTGCCCATCTTTATTTTTGAATACGTTCCCGCCTTCTTTTAATAGCATAATTAGTATTTATTTTTTCTGTTAGAGTAGTGATATTCCCGCTGCCATTAACAAGTTATTTACAACATCATTGTTAGTGGCTCGAACTTGTGTATTGGCTGGTATTTTACTACGTATTGATGCTAGAGCTCTGGGACTGATTCCCAATCTCGCTGCGGCATCGTCGGGAGTTTGTCCTATATGTCCAGCACGATTACTTGTTTGTCTAGCTGTTGTTCCAACTGTTGGGGCTCGCCCGGCAGCACGATCGTGTACATATGCCACGCCTGCTTCAGCGACAGTGAGATATTCAGCAACAGCCTTAGTTA